ATCAGTATGTTCTGATTCACTATTAATGTTAGGTGCTAAACCTATTGCGTCTTTTACCGAAGGTACAGACGAAGCATCTATATGCGATAGACTATATCCAGATATTAGAGATCAAGCATTAATGATGTATCCTTGGTCTTTTTCATTTAAAAAAGTTCAATGTGCTAGACTGGTCACTATACCAGTTACAGAATACAAATACGAATATCAATTACCATCAGATAGACTAGGCTCTCCAAGAGCAGTCTATGATGCTAATGAAGTAGGATCGCCTGTTAGAAATGACTATCGCATTATGGGCGATAAAGTTTTAACTAATTACGAAGAAGTATGGGTAGATTATCAATACTCTGTTTCAGAATCATCTATGCCAGTATTTTTTGTGCAATTACTTAAATACTTATTAGCTTGGCATCTATCAGTGCCTATTACAGATCAAACAGAAAAGGCTCAATATTGGCAAGGCGTAGCAGTAGGCTCTCCATCAGAGAATGGTCGTGGTGGCTATATGCGTCAAGCTATGAATATTGACGGACAAGGACAGCCAATAAATGCTATTAATGATTTCTCATTAATTAATGTGAGATATTAATGGCTCGTTTTGTTACATTACAAACAAACTTTACTACAGGTGAACTAGACCCTTTAATGAGGGCTAGGGTAGACTTAAAGGCATATGAGAATGCTTTAGAGACTGCTAAAAATGTATTATGCCAACCACAAGGTGGTATTACACGCAGATCTGGAACACGATATATTAATTCTTTAGCTAATACAGGAGCAGAATCTGCTGCTAATGGCGTTAGATTAGTTGCATTTGAATTCTCTACATCAGATAGTTATATGCTTTGCTTTACACATAATCGTATGTATGTGTATAAAAATGGTGCTTTAATTACTAACATTAATGGATCTGGCAATCCTTATCTTGATACATCTGGAGTTGGTTTAACCGCAGCTAGATTAAATGAAATGTGCTGGACTCAATCAGCAGATACATTAATCGTCACTCAAGAAAATATTAACCCTGTTAAAATTGTTCGCGGAGGCACAGATGCTACATGGACTGCATCTGCATTAAGTTTTGATAGCATTCCAAAATATGCATTTAGTATATCTGTAACTTCTCCAGCAGGCACTCTTACTCCTTCAGCAGTAACTGGCAAAGTCACATTATCATCTTCTGCTGGTATATTTGTTGCTGGTCATGTAGGTCAATATGTCAATGCATCTCCACAAGGCAGAGCAAAGATTATTAAATTTAATAGCTCTACTTCTGTAAACGCTGTAACTGAATTTCCATTTTTTGATACAACTGCTGTTGCAAATGGTTTATGGGAATTAGAAACAGGGTATGAAGCAGTATGGTCAGCTACTCGTGGCTATCCAAGAACGGTAACATTTCATCAAGGTCGCTTATACTTTGGCGGATCTAAGTCAAGACCATCTACTATTTGGGGATCTAGGGCTGGGTTATTTTTTGAGTTTGAAGCAGCAGAAGGATTAGATGACGATGCAGTTGAAGCAACATTAGATACTAATACATTTAATGCTATTACAGATATGATTTCTGGTAGGGATTTACTTGTATTTACTACTGGCGGTGAGTTTTATGTGCCTCAACAAGGCCTTGAGCCTATTACGCCTATATCATTCTTTTTAGGATCTACAAGTCGTAATGGATCTAAACCTGGTGTAAGAGTTCAACAATTAGAATCTGGCATATTATTTGTTCAAAGACAAGGAAAGTCATTGTCAGAGATTGCATATTCAGATACACAACTTACATATGTTACTTCTAAAATATCACTTTTAGCTGGTCATTTACTTAAAACGCCAACGCGCATGGCTTTAAGACGTGCAGTAGATACTGATGAAAATGATTTGTTACTTATGACTAATAGTGATGATGGATCAATAGCTGCATTTTCATTAATGAGATCACAGAACGTCATTGCTCCGTCTGAGTTAGTAACTACTAACGGAAGATTTCTTGATGTAGGTGTAGATATTACTACAATCTATACAGTCGTAAAACGTACGATTAGTGGTGTGGATCAGTATTATGTAGAAAGATTAGAGCATTCATTGCTAACAGATTCTGCTGTTACTGGTGGGGCAGCAGCTAGTGCTTCAGTATCCCATTTAATAGGGCAAAGCGTTAATATTATTTTAGATGGCATTGTACAGGCTAACCAAACAGTTCCAGGGGGAGGCACAGTTACATTTCCACGATCATCTACATCATCATATGAAATAGGATTGCCAATTGCAGTAGAAGCAACAACTATGCCAGTAGATATTAAGATTCAAACAGGGTCAAGATTAGGCTTTAAAAAACGTATTGTTGAAGTTAATGCTCTTGTATTAGATACTCAAAATATGGTCATTAATGGCATTGAAGTTCCATTTAGATCATTTGATACACCTTTAACATTAGATTCAGATGTGCCAGATTTTACAGGAACTAAAGTATTACATGGTATACTTGGATATAGCAACGAAGCTAAAATAACTATTACTCAAAACGCTCCATTAAAGCTAACATTATTGGGTATGGAATATAAAATAGCAGTACATCAGGGGACTTAATTATGTCATGGGAAGTAGCATTATTTGCTGGATCATCAATTCTTAGCGCTGCTAATACAATGCAGCAGGCATCTGCTCAAGCTCAGATGTATAAACTGCAAGCATTACAAACTCAGGCTGAATACGAACGTAGAGCATTGCAATACTCGCAAAGAGCTAATGAAACATTAAAAAAAGTAAGAGCTGCAAATTCTGCTGTAGTTGCACGTAATTATGCTGGTGGCGTTAAAGGCCTTGAGGGATCTGCTGCATTAATTCGTCAAGTAAACGAAAAAGAAGGCGGAGTAGAATTTATGCGTGATATAGATAACGCTAGAGACTCTATTACATTTGGAAATATTCAAGCTAATATCTTGCGTGAATCTGCTTCTATTGCTAAACGTAGCGGAACAATGAGTGCATTAGGTGATCTTGCTATGGGCGGTGTATCTATGGCTAAAACAGGATTTTGGAAAACCGCATCATCTGGCGGCAGTGGTTTATTTGGTACAGCACCAGCCTCTGGCGGTCTTAAATTGGAGCTAGGATAATATGGCAGATAATCCACGTTATCAGAAGTCAGGCATACTATATGCAGATATGCCAACCATACAATTTACTAGTATGCAAGAAAGCATTAAGGCATCAAGATCTTTATCTGAAAGTTTAAATAAGATATCTGACTTTGCTTTTAAAGGGGTTGCTGAAAAAGCTAAAAAAGAAGGCATGCTTTATGGTGTTACTAATAGGCCATCATTGCAGCAATTAGGGGATGCATTAAAAAAAGGCAGGAATCCTAACGATTTATTTTCAGAAGATTGGACTATCTTTGGTCAAGCAGCAAAATCAGTACAAGCTGAAGGCGTAAGACAAGACTTAGAATTACAAACAAGACAAAAGTTTGCGGAGATTAGTGCTGCTTTAGATTCAAGAGTTCCATTTGATTTAGATCAGCTTACAACAGAAATGGATGCCATGGTTAATGGCTTTTCTAAAGTATTGTCTACTGTTGATGCTGAGGAAACAATGAAGTATAGAGCTTCTGCTTCTACATCAGGATATACAGTATACCAAAAAGCATTAAATATAAAGTCTGAACAAATCTTAGCGGATAACCAAGCCAAAGCTGATACAGGATTACGTTTGTTTGAGCAAGTATTGCCAGATGTTATTAATGCTACCAATGGTAATCCTATTGAAATTAAAGCTATGTTAGCGCCTGAAAAGGATAGAATAGATGCATTAATTGCTAGAACTGGTGGCAAAGAATACGAGTATAAATCTAAGTTTGTTGAAATGGAAGATACTGCATACTCTAATAGCATTATTGATTACGCTTTAAAAAATTCTACTGAGTTTGTTCCGCCAGGAAGTAATGTATTTAAAGAAATGCGTAGAGGCAATGTAGGTAAATTAACAGATTTATACTTTACTTTGCCAAAGAAAACTCAAAGAAACATTGAAGAACAACTGATTAAAGATATCTCTAACTCTAATTCATTGATGAAATTACAAATGGATGAAAAGGCTTTGGTTAATGAAGAAGCCATTACTAACATTGAAATTAAAGTAGCGCGTGGCGATATGACAGGCATGGAAGGATTGCTTGAAATGAAAAAGTTAAAACATATGACGCGTGATGATATTACAGCTATGCTTCAACCACAAAAGCCTACAGCAGATCAATTAGAATATGGTCAAACTATTAAGCGTAAAATTGAATTTGGAGAAATAGGATTTAATGACCTTAGAGCATTGTATAAAAAAGGTCAAATATCTGGAACTCAATATGAGCAATTAGGTGATTACTATAGCAATCAATTAACTCAAATAAAATCTGGATTGCAAGTGATTCATACTAGTATGGGCATAAAAGACATTAATGATTATTATATGTTGCCTAATTTATCTAAGAGTGAAGTTAATAAACAGGTAGATACATTAGCTCGTGACGCTGAAAAAGCTAGAAAAGAAGGCAAGCCATTCGACCAAGTTAAAGCTGCTAATGATATTATAAAGCAATATAAAGTCGATAGTGTAAATTCTAACGTAGACAATGCATTAAAAACAATAAGCGATAACTTACCTAAAGATAAAGATGGTAAAGCTACCATTATTACTAAAGACAATTATTACTTATTTACAGATGAAAAGCTTAAAGACCTTAAACTTAATAGAGATGCACGCGATACTATTAGTAGAGAACGTAATACACTTGATGGTATTTTAAGAAAAGAGACACCTTAATGAAAGTAGATTTAGATCAAAGATACATAGACTATTATACTAATGGATTGTTGCCAGCTCCAGAAGAAATGGAAATGGTAGAGATTAAAGACGCTCCATTGCGTGCTGTAAATAAAAAAGCTGCTTTAGAAAAAGCTCAAGCTATTGCTACATTTGAGTCTCCAGCAGACGCAAACCTTAAAGCCATTTGGGAAGCTGCTAAAAGTTTAGGCATTAATCTTCCTGTAGGATTTATTGAGGGAACTATTGCATCGCCCAAAGAAACTATTAATTTAATTAAGGGTGTAGTCAATATGTTTAATGATGAGCAAGGCAAAGGAGTTATGCAAAAATTTGTAGAAGGAATGAATACACCTATTGCTAAAGATTCTATTTTTGCTCCATTAGAAAATTTACCAGCTATTGAAGAAACACAATCTATGCGTAAAGAATTAATTGGTGAAACACCTCCTATGTCTAAACAACCAGTGGCTAAAGAGCTGCAAGGTGTCATGCCAAATATTCAACAACCATTTGAAGAAATGGGTTTAGTTACAAGCTTAACTCCTGAGTTTGCGGTAACTGGAGCTGCTATTAAAGGTGGGTCAAAATTAGTGAAAGGCTTAGCAAAATAAGATGGCTAATGAATCATTAGATAAACGTATAGATCAACTTACAGATTTACCTGAGATTGTTGTTCGTCCAGACGGAACTAAAATACCTGATCCTACTGAATTTGAATTTAAGTATGGCAATGTATTAGACGATCTATTGCCTCCTACAGAGAAACAAACAACTAAACCATACTCAGAATCTTCTACGATTATGACGTCCTCAGAAGATCCAGCATTTAAAACTGAGAAAGTTGATGTTGCTGCTTTAAATTGGAAGAATATATTTAAGAAAACTAAGCTTACTCCTGTAGAGGAAGAAATACTCGATACAATTCCTAAAGCTCCAATATCTGGTAAGCCTGGAAAAAAAACAAAAGATACACCTTCAGAAATGGCATTCAATCTTGATATGATTGATAGTGAAGATGGGATTAAACAGCAAATAGAAACATTAGCACAAATAGATGGACTTAATAAATACAAAAAGATTTCATACAAACAAATTGCTGATGAATTTAACAAGCCTGAATATGCAGTATTGTCAGGTGATAATGCTATTAGAATATTTGGAGATAAAGCTGAGGCAGAGAAATGGATCTCTAGCGAAGCTAAGGCTGCTCAAAAGAATGGAAAAAAAGTACCTGAGTATACATTAAGAGAACAACCAGTTTATTCTCAAGAGTTTATTGAGAAGATGACTGACCCTAAATATAACATTGATCCGAACACTAAAACAATTGCTGACCCATATGAGTTCTATAAGCAATTCCATTTTATGACTACAGTAAGCAAACGTGCTTATGATTTAGGACAACAAATTGTTAATCTAAAACGTACAAATTCGTATAGCAAAAACTTGCTTATTCAATTTAGGCAAGCAGTAGCCTTAGAGGGTATGTTAGCTAGACAAATTAAAAAGCAACAAGTAGATGTAGCTAGAACACTAGGTGTATTAAGTCAAGCTAGGAAACCAAGTAAAGCCCAAGCTGAGCTTATTGAAATGGCTATTGAAGAAAATGGTGGCACTAAAAAAATACTAGAGTTTGCAGAAAAATATGTTGCTACATCAGATAGAGCAAAACGTACTGACATGGCTGCCGCTATAGAAACGCCAGCATACAGACGTATGATAGAAATTATACCTACAACGTACGTTACAGGCTTAGTATCTGGCGTTAAGACTCATATTAGAAATATTACTGGTTCTGCTGCATTATCAGGATTTGATATTCCAGAACGCTTTGTTGGTGTAGGCGTTGGCAAATTAAGAACTACATTATGGGATTCTCAAAAAGATACAGAACGTATATTACTTAGCGAAGCTATGGTTAATGCTAAGTTTAATAGCTCATATTGGACTAAATCATTTTCTGCTATGTGGGATTCATTTAGACATAATAAAACAATAGATCCGTATACTAAAGCTGAGATTAGTCGTCCTGGCAGACAAGCATTTACTTATGACCTTGGACCAGATTATAAACATGTATCTAACGGTATTCAATACATGGGCAATGCGGTAACAATCAGTGGACGCATATTACAATCAGAAGATGACTTTATTAAGACATTGCATTATTGGCGTTCTATTGAAATGCAAGCTGCTGGTGAAGAAGAAAAGATGCTCAAGTCTCTTATTGAAGATGGCATGGATAGACCTAGTGCTATTGAACAAGCAGCAAAACATAGAGAAGAACTATTACAAAATCCTACTGAAGATATGATTCAAGAAGGATTGGACTTTGGTCGATATGTTACAAGCACACAACCATTAACTGGTAGTTTAAAGACTCTTGAGAATATTACTAATAATCCATTAGTGAAACTCTTTGTGCCATTTATGCGTACTACGTCTAATGTCATTGGAGCAGCGTCAGAAAGAACACCATTTACATTCTTTTTAACTCCAAGATTTCATAAGAATTGGAATAAGGGTGGTAAACATAGAGATTTAGCTTTATCTAAAGTGGCTGTTGGTACTGGCTTTATGTATGCTATGGGAACACAAACCATGAATGGTAGGCTTACTGGTGCTGGACCATACAGATGGGAAGATAGACAAGCTTTGATGAGAACTGGATGGCTTCCATTTGCTACAGTCTTTAATGCTGGAGAGTTAAGCAAAGAAAAGATTGAGATGTTTAAGAAGATTACTAATGTTAGCGTTACTAAGGATAAGATATATATCTCTTATGAAGGCATTGAGCCAATATCTATTCTAGTGGCTATGTCTGCTACAACAGCAGAATATGCATACCTTAATCCTAAAGATGGTGAGATGGATGGATTGGCTATGGGCGTTGCTATGGCTGGGCATGACTATGTATCTGAGCATCCGTTACTACAAGGCATGGCTAAATTTACTAAGATATTTACATCTCGTGCTGATGATGGTGCAGATCTACTATATGACATTATAAAGAATACAACAAACGAATATGGACAATATATAGCTCAAGGTATTCCTACTGGTGTGCCAGCTACTATAGATGGTGAAAGAAGAATGGTAGGTGGAGCATGGAGTGGATTTAAACGTAACCTTGAAAATATGATACATCCAGAAAGAAGCAATATGGCTCCAGAAAGAATGGAGTCTAAGCTAGAAGTTGGACAAGCTGCTGTAGATGGATGGTCTAAGGCTTTGCGTACAGTATGCGCTGCTAATCCAAGTTGCAGTGAATCATTACCTTATGCACGTGATCCATTGACTGGAGAAACTATGAAGAATGGTAAAGGTAACCTATATGATGTATGGGGACCATTTAAAACATCTGATGGCAAGATACCTAATGGATATATTGTATTAGCTGAACATGGTGTAGGAGTACCTAAAGTACCGCAAACAATTCAAGGCATTAGATTAACTGCTACTCAGCAAAATAATTTGATAAATTTTGCTACAAAGGGTGGTAGATTAGAGAAGCAAGTGTTAGAATTGTCTGAAAATGTATTAAGTAAAAATAGCTCTTTAACTCGCAAAGAAAAAGCTGATGCAATTAATCACGTTATTAGCCAGTTTTATAGCGCTGCCGAACAGGAATTAATGATGAATGATCCTGAGTTACGTAAGAAAATAGAGAACACAAAGAAACTTAAAGAAGGTAGATTCAATTCTGAAACAGAAGTAATGAGGTACATAGGGGATTAAAGATGGCTGATTATGCAATAACCAACGTAGCAAGACGAATCGTATATACTGGATCTGCGGGTGTAGGGCCTTATGCCTTTTCGTTCCCTGTCTTAGTAAATACAGATATCGCTGTATATAAGAACGATGTCTTACTTACACTAACAACGGATTACACTGTATCTATTAGTGGATCTACTGGTACTGGATCAGTTACATTAGTAGTAGCTGCGACAGGCACTGATCGTATTACAATCGTAGGTGCTAGACCAATTCAAAGATCAACAGACTTTGTAACTGGTGGTGACTTCTTTGCTAATACACTTAATACAGAATTAGACTCAGAAGTAATCTTTGTTCAACAAGTAGCTGAAACAGCAGAGCGTTCTATTAAAGCGCCTGTAACAGACCCTACATCTATTAACATGACATTGCCACTTAACACAGTGAGAGCTGGCAGAACATTGGCATTTGATGCCACTGGCAATCCAGTTGCTGGTGATCCTATTGGTGTATGGCGTGGTGATTGGGCTTCTGGCACATCATTTCAAAACAGAGATTTAGTTAAAGACACAACAAATAGCAATGTATATATTTGCGTAGTAGCACATACATCTACTGGCTCACTTCCTATATCAACTAATGCTGATGTAGCTAAATGGGCTTTAGTTGTAGACGCTTCTGCTGCTGCTGCAAGTGCTACACTAGCTTCTGAATGGGCGATTAAAACTACTGGCCTTGTAGCTTCTACAGATTATGCATCTAAAGCATGGGCTATTGGTGGCACAGGCGTTACAGATACAGCAAGTAGGGGCGCTGCTAAAGAGTGGGCTACTAAAACATCTGGCACGGTCGATGGCACAGAATACTCAGCTAAGAAATATTCTAATGACTCTGCTGCATCTGCAATACTAGCTAATGATTGGGCTACAAAGACTTCTGGTGCTGTCGCTGGTGGTGAGTTCTCTGCTAAGTATCATGCGACTGCTGCATCAGCATCTGCATCTACTGCAACTACACAAGCTTCTAACGCATCAACATCTGCTTCTAATGCTGCATCTGCACAGACTGCTGCTGAGGCTGCACGTGATGCAACCCTAGCTGCATACGATTCATTTGACGATCGTTACCTTGGAGCTAAAGCATCTGATCCATCTGTAGACAATGATGGCAATGCGTTACTTGCTGGCGCTTTATACTACAATACCACTGTTCCAGAAATGCGTTTATATACTGGATCAGCATGGGTAGCTGCTTATGTATCTGGTGGTGACTATGTATTAAAGGCTAATAACTTATCTGATCTTACTAACTTTACTACAGCTAGAAGTAATCTTGGCCTTGCTATTGGCACTAACGTGCAAGCTTACAATGCTAACACAGCATTCCTTAACGTAGAGCAAACATGGACAGATGCACAACGTGGCGCTGTTACAACAGACAATGACTTATCATTTGATCTAGCTGTGGGTAATAACTTCACATGCACTCCATCTGCTACAGGCACACTTACATTTACTAACCATACTGCTGGTCAATCTGGCTATGTATTGTTAATCAACACTGGTGGCTATGCTATCTCTGCTGCTGCGACTACTAAAGTTACTGCAACATTGTTAGCAACTGTTTCTGCTGCTGGCACATATCTCATATCATATTACGATAACGGAACTAATGCTTATTGCACAGCATCTGGAGTGCTTGCTTAATGAGCTTACTGCAAAACAGTAATGCTATCTCTAGTGGTGGCTATGATATAAACAACTCACTTCGCTTTAGAAGTAGTGCATCTGCTTATCTAAATAGAACACCAGCAAGTGCAGGTAATTTAACTACTTGGACTTGGAGTGGGTGGGTAAAGCGTGGTTATTTGGGAAGCAACCAAAATACTCTGTTCTTCGCTGACTCAACAACAACAAACTATTGCGGAATATCTTTTCAATCTGATACACTAGACTTTGCTAATAGACCAACAGGCGGAGTAAACGCAAAGATAGTCACTACTCAAGTATTTCGTGACCCATCAGCTTGGTATCATATTGTATTAACTTGGGATAGCACTAATGCTACTTCTAGCGATAGAGTTCGCTTGTATGTCAATGGCTCTAGAATTACATCTTTTACTACAGCAACTTACCCATCTCAAAATACAAACTCTGTGTTAAACACAGCTATTGCACATGAGCATGGAGCATATGTGGCGGCTGGCGGTTCATATGGTGGCGGTTTTGACGGCTACATGACCGAAATCAACTTCATTGATGGACAAGCTCTAACACCATCATCATTTGGTGCTACAGATGCAGTCACTGGATCATGGGTAGCAAAGAAATATACAGGCACATATGGCACTAATGGATTCTATTTAAATTTTTCTGACACTTCAGCTCTTACAACTACAACCAATGTAGGTCTAGGTAAAGACTTCTCAGGTAACACTAACTACTGGACTACTAATAACATATCTGTAACTGCTGGCACAACCTATGATGCTATGATAGACAGTCCTACGCTAACAAGTGCGACTGTAAGTAACTACTGCACACTTAATCCAATTTTAGAAAATGCTTGGTGGGCAGCTCCGTCAAGAGGAACAATTAGTGATGGTAATTTAAGATTGGTTCAAAATAACGGAAGTGCTTTTTCAACATTTGATGTTAATACTAATGATAAATGGTATTTTGAAATAACAAGTGGTGTAAACCAAGCAATAAGTCAAATTGTTATCGCTGCAAAATCACGTTCTACTTTTGAAGTTTCTTATACTGCAAATGCAAATAAAGTAATAAATGGTTCATCATCATCTTATGGTGCTAGTTGGACAAATGGAGATGTTATTGGAGTTGCAATTGATAGAGCAAATAATCAAATTACATTTTATAAAAATAATGTAAGTCAAGGTGCGATTACAAATACATTTCCAGCAGTAGGAGTTACAGTTTTAGCTGGGTATTATGCAGAAGCAACTGCAACTGATACTATTTATTTTAACTTCGGACAACGACCATTCGCATACACACCTCCTACAGGCTTTGTAAGACTAAACACATATAACCTACCTGATAGCACTATCAAAAAAGGTAATACTGTGATGGATGCAACGCTATGGACAGGCACAAGCTCAAATCAAAATATAGTAAATGCTGGACAATTTAAACCTGACTTTGCTTGGATAAAAATTAGAAATACAACAGGTTTTAATGTATTGGTAGATTCACTTCGTGTTGGCACAGGTGGTCTTAGTATTCTTGCATCAAATGCAACAGATGCAGAAGCTACAACAAATTTATCAAGTTATGTTACAGGATTTAATAGCAATGGAGTGGCTCTTGGCAATCAAGCAGCAACATCTTATTTTACAAATACAAGTGGAAATACTTTTGTAGGTTGGCAATGGCAAGCTGGACAAGGCTCAACATCATCTAACACACAAGGCTCTATTACATCTACTGTATCTGTAAATACAACTGCTGGGTTTAGTATTGTAACTTATACAGGAACAGGTGCTAATGCAACAGTAGGACATGGTTTAGGTGTTGCACCTAAATGGTTCTTTATTAAAGCAAGAGGAGCTGCTGTAAACTGGACAAGTTATCACGAACCTCTTGGTAATACTGCTGGATTGCATTTAAACACAACAGGCGGAACTGACGTCAACTCTGGATTCTTTAATAACACAAGTCCAAATTCAACCACCTTTGCGATTGGTTCTGGCAGTACAGTAAACACTAATGGTGGAACTTATGTAGCCTATTGCTGGGCAGAAATAGCAGGTTACTCTGCTTTTGGTAGTTATACTGGAAATGGTTCTACAGATGGTACATTTGTATATCTTGGATTTAGACCTAAGTTTATACTTTACAAAAATGCTAGTTATGCTGGCACATCTTGGGCTATATTAGATAGCTCAAGAAATACATACAATGTGCTTAACGCTAGACTGTTTTCTGATTCATCAAGTGCAGAAGATACATCTGTATCACCAATGGATTTTACATCTAATGGATTTAAAGTAAGAAGCACAAATGATGGTGTCAATAGAAATGGTAACACAATAATCTACATGGCATTTGCAGAGTCACCTTTCAAGAATAGCTTAGCCCGATGAGTCAAAGACAATTTGCATATAGACCATATAGGCAAGCATATAAAGATTACAAAGGTATTCTTGGTATAGTTGTTGGTATATCTGAACAAAGAGAAAGCAACAATGGATTGTTATATGAAGTAAAATGTGCTGATTGCGGTAAGATACATTTAAGAAATGCTAAACATTTAAAGCAAGGTATCAAGTCTCAAGATTGCAAAGAGTATCATCCACCTAATTATACTGGTGTAGATAAATATGATGCTTTAATTAGAAAGAAATATGGCATTACATTAGAGCAATATGAACAGTTATTGCATAGTCAAGGTGGAGGTTGTGCTATCTGTGGAAGAACAGAAGAACCTGATGGAAGAAGATTAGCTATTGACCATTGTCATACCACAGGAAAAGTTCGTGGAATACTATGTAATAATTGTAATAACGGATTAGGGTCTTTTGGAGATAATATAGAAGGCATGAATAAAGCGATTGATTATTTACAAAACCCACCATTTAAAAACGCTAACGCAAGATAAGGAAAAATTATGTTTTTATTAAACGGTAACAGACTTCCAGAAGGCACATCATTCTATGATGCTAATGGCACACAGTATCCTAGTGGATGGCTTAATCAATCTACAGAAGAACAAAAGGCAGCCATTGGTATTACATGGGTAGCAGATCCTATTCCTGTAGATACTCGTTTCTATTGGGACACAGACTTACCTAAAGCATTAGAAGATAAGCTAGAAGAAGATGGCTCTACTACTAAAGGATTAAAGACTACATTCAAAGCACAAGTTAAAGATACAGCTAACAAACTATTGGCTCAAACAGATTGGTATGTTATCCGCAAGGCAGAGCGCAGTGTAGATATTCCTACTGATATTGCAGATCAACGTAGTGCTATCGTTACAGAAGCTAATAGACTAGATTCAGAGATTGATCTAGTTGATACTGTTGAAGGACTGATAGCTATACTCAACAATCAAACCTGGAGTTAGTAATGGTTAAGCCTGACGTAGAAGCAAAACTAAATACGCACGAGGAAGTATGTGCTATTCGTTATGAGCAAATCAATGCTAGGCTCAAACGCTTAGAGCAGATCCTTCTTGCTACAGCTGGCTTCGTTATTGTATTCTTGCTTAGTCAAAGTTATGCTCATGCTGACACTACAATCAATAACAAAGGGATGCCAGTGCCTAGTGCTATGGCCCCATCCATGTCTGGCTTCTCTAATGACATGTGTAAGTCTGGTGTATCTGGTGGTGCTAACACAGGCATGTTCTCTATCAGTGGTGGTGCTACTATCACAGATGAAAACTGTGAGCGTATTAAATTAGCTAAGACACTTAACGACTTAGGCTTAAAGGTAGCAGCAGTATCAGTATTGTGTCAAGACAATCGTGTTTGGGAAGCTATGGAAATGTCTGGTTCACCTTGCCCTATTGGTGGATCATTAGGTTACACAGCTAAACGTGCATGGCATGAGAAAGATCCTAAACGATTTGAGAAACTCTATGGCTCGACATATACGTTACCTCTTGTTAATCCTTCTGTGGAGTAACACAAGCTATGCATGGTATTGCACATACACTCCAACAACTCAAGGCTGGATTAGCAACTTACAGTGCTATGATATTGACGATGCTACAGCGTTGTCTACAGCATGGTGTCCGTATAGGCCAGATGATCCTATCTGCGCTCCATACATTCAGCCAGTCTGCACCGATACAGTGGAGTATCAATCGCTTAGTTGCCCTCTACCGCACTATAGTGGCGTGGTTAATCAGAGTCGTTCCTATACTTGTAGCTCGAATACTTGGAGTCCTTGGACAACTACGTCAGACAATTGCACACAAGATCCGCCAACTTGTTTCGAAACTTCAGAACAAAGAACACTAGCATGCGAAGCTGGATACACTGGATTCATACTAGAGCAAAGAACATCGACATGCTCAGATCCGTACTCGACTCCAGCATTTGGTTCTTGGATTCAAATTACCAACAGTTGCGTCAAGTCGATAGACAATCCAACGAATCCAATCAGTCCGATAAGTCCACTCAGTGTGACAAGTCCATTGAATCCCATGAATGCACAGCCCATAGTAATAGATCCTGTAATTGTGCCGATGGACAATGTGCAGACTCAGAATCAGCAAGCACCTACTTCGGGCAAAGAAGAAGTGAAAGCAGAAGTGAGGACAGAAAGCAGACAAGAATCACAGCCCGCATCGAGAACAACCGCAAATACAGAAGCGAAGCTAGACCCAAAACAAGAGCTTCCGAAATCAAAGGAACTCGTGCCTGGGTTTGGGATTGTTATGAGTATGCAACTACTAACACAAGCGTACACAATACAGAATCAACAGATCATAGAAGCAATCAACATGGAGCAAGAGAATGACTACGCAAGAGAACAAGAAGTATACCTTAAACTTATCCTCGCAGATGATATTGGGGATACTCTTGTCGGTGCTAGTTCCTATCAGTGGAGCAGTCTACTACGGGATAACCCTATTCAACGATTTGACTTCGACGATTGAAGAAGTAAAGAAGATGAGTAATGTTGAAACACGCATTACATTATTAGAAGATAGAGTTAAAGCTGCTGACAATCGTATGATTGAATTAGCTATGTCTAACAACAGAGCTTATGAGAAAGCATCAGAAGCCTTTGCTGCATCTAAAGAAACATCAGCTATTACTAAAGGATCACAACGAGAAATTGATGTGTCTCTTAACGCAGTGCGTGAGGAGATGAAAGCATTACGCAAATCAACTATCAATCCATTAGCCAAGTAATGAAGCTACTTACCAAACAAAACTTGCGTAAGATGTATGCTTGTTTTGTTGGGCTACCTCCATTCAATGGCTACAAGATGCCAGCACCGCACAAGGTTAATTTTAGTATCATCAATACTAAAGGTGAAGTGCTTGGATACTTTCTTACAGAGCCTACTAGAATACAAATAGATATCTCTAATGATACATACTTGAAGATATCTGAAACACTTATGCATGAGATGATTCATTGTATGCTTTGGTATCATGGACACAATGACTTTGATGCACACGAAAAGAAGTTTAACAAATATGTTAATATCATCTGTGACCTATACGGATTTAACAAAGAGGAGTTTTAAATGTTTAGTATTATCAGTGGTATCTTAGGCTTTGCTACCAGTGGGCTACCAAGTCTGCTCGGATTTTTTCAGCAAAAAGGTGACCAAGCACATGAACGTGAGATGGCTAAGTTACAGAACGAACAAGCTATGCGTATGGCAGAGAAAGGTTTTGTATCTCAAGAGAAGATTGCTGCTATTGAATTAGAAGGAACGTACGCAGAAACGTACGCTCAAGAACGTGAAGCATTATATGCACATGACACTAAGCTTGTAGAAGGTGCATCACAATGGGTCAAGACTCTCAATGCTTGTGTAAGACCATTCGTTGCATTTACTTTTGTAGGCTTACTTGTATTCGTTGATGTAGCTGGCTTCATATGGGCAGTTAAATCTACTGGTGGATTCACACCAGAATCTATGGATGCTATATTCTCTAGCGATGAGATGAGCATTGTAGCTTCTATCATTGGATTCTACTTTGGCTCTCGCACATGGGAAAAGAAACGTGAAAGTATCTAAGCGTGGTATCGAACTTATTAAACATTTTGAAGGTGTGCGTAGTCGGCCCTATCGTTGTGCTGCAAACCTGTATACTGTGGGTGTTGGTCACCTTATCGGCGATGGCAAACATTTGCCTGATTCTTGGAACAGAACTTTTACGCAAGAAGAAATAGATGGACTTCTTAAATCCGACCTCAATCGTTTCGAGTTGGGAGTATCTAAGATGCTACCTAACGTGCGCCTTAGACAACATGAATTTGATAGCATTGTTTCTTTTTGCTTCAATCTGGGTCTTGGATGCTTTCAGCGTTCAACCATCCGTCAAGCGTTGTTACGTGGCGATAAAGAAGCGGCTATTAAATCGCTCCTAAAGTATTGTCGTGCTGGTGGGCGTGTGCTTAAAGG